TATTCCCGCAATTCCTGCACCCGGCTCATAGCCCCCATCTTGGCCAGGTGGGCGATATTTTCCCGCTTCATTTCTATATTTAGTTTGTCGAGCTGGTTTTCATGCTCAATTAAGGCCATCTTGTCCTTAATTCCATCCTGACCGGCCTTGAATTTGCTCTTGATGAGGTCAATTTCCGACTGCAAGCGGAGCTTATTTTGCTGTTGCTCCAGGGTGATGATCTTGTGCTGCACCTCCTGGTAATCCTTGGTGCCTTCACCGGCGAGCAAAAGTTTGCCTTTCCAGTAGTCGGCCTCAGCCTTGAGGCGCACAGCCTCGCTGTCCCGTTCCCGGGATTTGAGGGCCTCCAGCTCTTCCTGGGTGGCTGTCTCTCCGGTGGCCAGCTTCTTGGCCCAGAAGGCCTTTTCCATTTTCAGGCTCTGGGACTGGAATCTCTCCTCGGCCGCCTTCATCTGCTCCAGTTCGGCCACCCACTGCTGCACCAGAGATGCGCCGCCGCCGCCCTTGCCCCCGCCGCCCCCGGTGCCGGTTTTGGAAGATTCGTAAGTTGCACCCGGTTTCCCAGGTTCTGCCGGTTTTGGGTATGTTAATTTTTTAGCGGCATCCGGAGCCAGGCCGCCCAAGATGGCTATACCTGCCTCGGCGCTCGATTCCGCTATCATCATTTTTCGGAATTGATCAGTTACCCAAATAACGGCGTAGCCAAGGGACGTCAGGGCGGGGATAGCTACCTCGCCGATTTTATACTTCATGGCATCGAATTGGAGGTTGACATCAAACAGCCCTTCTTTAAATTTCTTAGCCTTGTCGGCGGAAACTTCATCAAATGATAGGCCTAATTCCTTTAATTTTTGGCTTTGTTTTTCTATTGCCTCGGTAGTAACGGTCAGTTGTCTCCCGCTAATTTGCGCTCGCATGCCAAAACCATCCATCGATGCCTGAGTGCGGTCATGACCTTCCTTATATTTACTCAGCGCCTCAAGGACTTTTAAATAGGTTTTTTCCAGCCCCTCATTAATGTCGATATTGACACCGACCTTGGCGCCCATAGCGACCATAGCGTCGCCGCCGGTGCGCATTTGTTTTTCCAACATTCGGAGCTGCTGGTTGAGCGTGTCGCCATCCACTCCGGCCCGCTTAAAGGCGAATCCAAAGGCGGCAGCCTCCTGCATGCCAACGCCCAGGACATTAGAAAGTTTTTTGACCTCGGCATTGAGGCTGACAAACTCTTCCACCGATCCCTTAAACAGTGCTCCGCCAGCTAAAATAAGGCCGAGCCCCGCCGCCACCTGGCCGACGAGGGCCAAAGAGCTGCTCACGCCAGCCAAAGAACTCTGGACCGCGGACTGCATCTGCTTCATGCCGCCGGTGACGCTTTGCCCCATCCGGTCAAAGGGCGTCTGCATGCCCTGCACGCCCTGCTTTACCGTCTGTTCGGCCTGGGCCATGCCGGTCTTGAGTTCGCCGGTAGTGGCCCCTACTTTTACGTCAATCCGGTCGTCAGCCATTGGGAAGCTCGTTTTCCGTTTTCCGTTTTCCGTTTTCCGTTAAAAGCAAGGGCACCGTTTCTTTTCCAGAACCCAGAACCCAAAACCCAGAACCCGCTTTTAAAGAGCCCAGAACCCGGCGGGCGGGACGCCCGCCCTACCCCACCAACCCGCCGGCAGCCCGCCAATCGGCCATGAATTCTTCCAGGGTGGCGGTGTCCTGGGGGGCATCCGGCCCGGCCGGCGCCGCCCCGCCCATGATGCCCGCGATCACCGACATCAGCCCTGCCAGCTGGACGTGCGCCGGGGGAGAGCGCCGCCAGTAGTTGCCCAGTTCCCGCAGCCGGGGGAAGGTCATGAACTCGTCGATATACTCGTACGTCCAGCCCGTGGCGGTGATCAGGGCTGCGTAGAGATCTCCCCAATCGAGGGCGTCCCCTCCGCCGGCGCCGGTTCCCCCTGGAGCAACCCGCTCAGGCCCATGACCGCCATGATTACTTTGGGGGCGTTGACCAGGTCCACCAGGTCTTCCAGTTCATCCCGGGTGATTTCCGGATAATTGCGGCTGACGGCCTCATAGATCACCGTGACACTGTCGTCCAGCATCGATTCGGTAATGGTGAGGCCTCCCCCGGCGGTGATATCCTTCATCCGCTCCAGGATAGGCAGAATCTTGCGGATGCGCCGCCAGTTCAGGGGCGGCACCACAAATTCCCGGTCGCCCAGTTTCAGCCGTTCGCCGTCAAAGCGAAGCTCGGTCATGGCTTAAGCCCCCAGGCTGATCAGGCCCAGTTCATCGTTATCATCCACCTGGGCGCTGAAATCCATCTCCTGAATGGTGAAATCTCCCCGTTTGGTGGGCAGGGTGAGTTTGTCGGAGACACACTTGTTGAGAACGAGGGCTACCTTCTCGCCGTCAAAATCGCCGGTGAGGACCGCCTTGAACGACGGCGAGGTGCCCGCCTGCGGGTTGACGATGGTGATGGTCTTACCCACCAGGGCCGAGAGGTAGAGGTAATCGAACTTCACCAGTTTTCCCTGGTCCGCGGCCGCAAAGGTGAAAACCCCGGTGGCGTCCACCAGGGAATACTGGCCGGTGGCCGGGGCGGAGGCCACCCGCGTCAAGGGCTGGCCGTCCGTGGCCAGATTGTTCTTGCCGAAAACCACCCCTAGGTTGGTATGAAAGGTGGCGCCGTTGGCCACGGTAACCGTATAGGGGCCGGGGGTGGCGGGGATGGTGCCCGCCTCGACCACCACGGGTATCACCTGGCCGGTGGCCGGAGTGGACCCGAAGAACAGGCCGCCCATGAGATCGGCGGACAGTTTGGCCAGCTTGGCCTTGCAGGTCACCTTGCCCTCGGAGACGCCCACTGCGTCGGCAAAGACGTTCTGCCCGTGAAGCTCCTTTTTGGTCAGGGAGATTTCAACGGCCACCTCCTGGAGGATGCCGAATTTCACCGGGGTGGGAATCAGCACGTTGGTGTCAATGCCGTAGAGATTGCCGGCCCCGAAAATGATGGGTTTACCCATGACTTATTCTCCTCTCAAGCGCTGCTTCAGAATATCCTTGGCCCGGAGCAGCAGGTTCCAGGCCTCGGTGTTGCGCGACACCGGCGAATTGGGGATAAACTCGTTAAACCAGACATCCACCACTTGATCGGTGTTGGCGGGCGGGAGCGCCGCAGCCTTGCTCACAACATCAATTCCGTCTTTACCCATAATTCACCTCACGGTACTAAGATTTCCACCGGGATCACCACGCTGGCCTGGCCGTCCAGGAGGCCCTCGTTTTTCAAGACCTTGCCGTTAATCCGGCAGTACGTCACCAACCCGCCCAGGGTTTGGTTCTCTTCGTCCGGATCGGGCGCCAGGGCGGCCTCAATGGCGTCGATCAGGGGATTGAGCACGCTTCCCGGCGCCATGTTTTTGTCCTCGGCCAGCCGGGCATAAAACCCCAGATCAACGTAAAGAAAATGGATCGCCGGCAGCCCCTGCCCCTGGTGCTGTATGGTTTCACCCGGGCCTTCCTCGACAAACAGGGCCGGCTGCTCCTCCGGGGCCACGTCCTTGACCAGGCGGGCCCGGCGGGAAGTAGTGACAAAGCCGGGCAGGTCCTTGACCAGGTCAAACAGGGCCTGATGGATGGCCTCCCGGTTGATCACCCTTTCACCCCCCGGGACACCGCCGCGGCGATGGCGGCCTTGATCCGGGCCTCATTCTCCCTGAGGCTCGACCGCAAAAAGGAGCGCTCCGGCATCTTCGATCCCGGATGCTGCACCGATTTACGCACCAGCCCCACCCCGCCCATCTGAAAGGCCAGGGCCTTTTTGTTCCGGGCCTGAATCACATGGGCCCGGGTGACCCCGCCGTATTCGTGGATAGCGCCGTAGACTAAGGCCAGCCCGACGCTGCCGACGATGCTGTCGCCGCTCTCCGTAAATTGGGAGTTGATCTTGCGGCGCAGCGTGCCGGTCTTCGTTTTCAGGACCGGTCCGGAAACCTTTTGTTTGGCCGTCCGCTCCACATTATAGGTCTCTGCCATTACCGCCTGGCGCACCAGGCCCAGGACCCGGGGCGGCACTTCCCCCAGGTGCTTGATAACCGCTTCGGCCCCGACAATCTGCACCCGGATCATACCGGCACCACCTTTTTGTAGCTTTCCAGAATCCGTTTCACATCCGCGGGCACGTCCCGGGTGCTGAAGGTGATATTCTGCCCCTGCATGGAGGCCGAATCCTGGCCGATGTGATCCCGCTCCTTGAAGCGCACCGCAATCAACTCGATGGCGGCTTGTTCCAGGTCAGCCGGCGTGGCGGCCCAGCCCCGGGTGCAGGTCAAGGCCACGTTGCCCCGGCCCCGGGTGAAGAGGTATCCCTGCACCCACACGGAGCTGGGGCTGAAGCGGTAACCGGAATCGGTAACCAGGGCCGCCAGGGGAATCGCCACCCCGTCAATCACCAGGGAGGCCACCGCGGTCAGGGGCGGCTTGCCGCCCAGCGCCAGGACGTCGCCGCCGTGGCCGTCCAGTACCAGGGCGTAGCTCTGGGAGGCCACCGAATAGCCGATGCCCTCCGGCCCCTGGATAAAGGCGCTGGCCGCGTCGATCAACCGGGTCAACAGGGCATCGGCCGTGTCTGTGGTCAGGGCAAGCCATTGCTTGACCGCGGCCAGGGTGGTAAGATTACCGGTCTGTCCCGCCGGCGTCCCGGTGCCTGCGCCGCTCATTAGCTCACCACCTCCGTATCGGGATTGGCAAAGGCAAACCCGGATTTTTGCCGCCAGACGTATACCGTCCCGGCGTCCAGGTGGAAAGTTACCACCCCGTTCTGATCGGTGCGCCCCGAAGCGATGACATTCTGCCCGGCGAGATCGGTGGTGATCCACACGTCAGCATCGGCGATGGGCAGGCCGTTGTCGGAGCGGGTTAAGCTATAGGTCCATAAAACCGCCCCGGCCCCCAAAGCGGCCCGGGAGCTGACCGCAACGTCGAGATTGTCATCATCCGGAGTGATTTGCAGCACTTTATACCGGTCCTGATTGTCCAGGCCGGCGCCGCCATCGATCTCCACATAGATGGCTTCCCCGGGGTTGGCGCTGAATTTATAACCCCCGCCGCCGATAGCGGCGATCTCCGGGACCGGGGCCACGTCTTCACCGTCCGCCACGGTTTTGTAGGTGATGATGGCGGGCGCCAATCCTGCCTGGGGCACCCCATTAGCGCTGAAATGAATCACATAGATCATTGGATCACCGGTTTAATGCCCCGGACATGAAGATCCGCTGCATGGGTGACAATCCGCCGGGAACTGATGCTCAGCAGACCTCTCAGGGTTTCCCGGGCGCGCCGCCGTTCCTGATCTTCCACCGATGCGGCCAGGCCTGACATCACCGGGAGCAACATGGAACCCAGCCGGGCCAGAATCTGGGCGGAGGTCAGGGCGCCGCCGGCGGCCAGCGCCGCCCCGACCGTGGCCTGGACGATGGCCCCGGCGCTGATTCCGCCAGCGCCGGGGAAAGTCTGGGAGGCCAAAATATTCATAAGGGCGGTTTGGACCGCCGCGGCCAGCGCCGCCAGGCTGATGCTCTGCTGGTATTCACCTCCCCCGGTTTCGACAGTCCCGTCGGCGTTTAACGCCCCGAGGCCGGCCAGGGTCAGGGCCTGTTCCGCCAGCAGGGATGCCACCAGGTCCAGGGCGGCGGCGCCAGGCAAATCCATTGCAGCCAGCAAATCGGCCCTGGCCGCCACTGGCAACCCAGCCAGGACCGTTAAACTCAAACTGCGGGCCGCCGCCACCATCCCATCGCCGGTCAGCGCCACGGCGCCCGGGATGCTCAGGCCCGAAAACAGATCGCTCCCCCCTTGTCCCTCACCCACCCCCGCATTGATAGATAAAGACATAGAGGCTTGGATTGACAGCGCCGCGCCCATATTGATCCCGGCCTGGCAGACCAAGCCCAGTTCTTTCAGGGCGGCCAGGTCGGCGGCC